TTCCTATCGCAGACGTGTTTATTAGCGATTGACGTGTAGAGTTTTAAGCCACTTAATTTTTTTTAGCATAGATGTTTCCCCTTGGTAATATAGGTTTAAAGAAGTTTAAAATTTTTTTTAGTATCTTTTAGGACAGAAAAATTAGGTTGATATACTATATATCACTATATTTGTATCATAATATACTAATAGTCTAAAGCCTAGAAGCGGTAGCTCTCCAACCTTACAGATTATTGGTATATTTTTAACCTTAATTTATATATATATGAAATCAGTAAAAGACGTAGAAGAAGTACAAGAAGTAACAACACAATTAACTGAACAAGAGTCTCAATCATTAGAAATTTTAATCCAAGCGGTTAGAATTGCTACAAAGTCAGGTACTTTTGAAATAGAAGACGCAGTTGTTATTGGAACGGCTAAAGTTAATTTAGAAAAATTAATCTTAAAAAAATCATAATGAAAAAAAATTTAGTATCGCCTAAGAAAGAAGGTGGAACAATAGGGAGTTTTGTAAGGCTCCCTATTGCCTTAAAAGAAGAAGCACAGATTTGGTGTATAAAAAACAAGAAAAGTTTAACTGATATTATTATTGAAGGTATCGAAAACGCTATCAAGTAATATGGGAAAGTTATCTATAAAACACGCAAGGCTAAACCCTTCCGTTTCAGTTTCTTTAGTAAAAGACGAAGATAGCGGTGTTTTAAATTGGAGATATAGATTCTTGACTATAAGTAAAAACGGAACTTATAGAAAGCACGAGTTAAAAGACTATGACTATGAGGAGTTTTCTACGTTAGCAGAATTTAAGTCTCGTATTGAATATGAAATATATCAAGCTAAAGTCGCAGAAGAGAACTTATGAAATCAGAAGCAAGAATACAGCAAGAGATTGTAATGTTTTTTAATAATGAATACCCCGAACTAAGAGGTTGCCTATGTTACAACAATAATAACTCGGTCGGTGGTTTAAGAGGTAAGTTAAATAAATTTCTAGGAGTTGTAAAGGGTCGTTCAGATATGGTTTTGTATTATAAAAGCTTTTCGGTAATGATAGAATTAAAAACTGAAAAGGGAAGGCAGTCAGATTCTCAAAGGGCTTGGCAGTACCTTATGACAAATCAAGGGTTTGAGTACTATATTATACGCTCACTAGAAGAATTTAAAGAATTAATCGTAAAAATAATAATATAATGGGAGATAGTAGGGTTAAGTTTGAAGAATTAATGAAAAACGAGTTAATTCAAAACAAAAAACTTAAAGATGACGAGGAAAAAGTCATAAAAGATGTTTTTGGAGATTATTGGGTAACAAACCTAAGTACGGCAGACGTTCCAATAAAAGAAGTACCCGAGCATTACTCAAATGAAAAAGGTAGTTTATATAAGATAGGACTAGAAAGAGGTTGGAACCCTTATCAGTTCGATGCGATTAAACGTATTGATAGAGCATATAAAAAAGGTCAATTTAACGAAGATATAGAAAAAACCCAATTGGTTTTGAAATTAATGCTAAATAATCAGTAATGAATCATAAAACAGAAAAAACATTTGCAATACTATCAATTATCTCAATAAGCTTTTTTGCATTTTGTATGGTTGTAATTTTAGTAGAAGCAATATTAAAACACTTTGGATGAAATTAATATTAATAGTTGTATTTCTAATATTTTCATTGAGAATATTCAACAAAAAAAATGAACCTTTTGACTAAGAAAAAATCAGCTGGTCTTGGCGATTCAATTGCTAAGGTAACGGAAGCTACGGGATTAGACAAGGTTGCAGAAAAGATTGCCAACTTGGTAGGAAAAGAAGATTGCGGATGCGCAAAAAGAAAAATAAGTTTAAATAAAAAATTTCCATACAAAAAATAATAAATTATGGTATTATCAAAAAAAGCGGTACAATTTGTAAGCGGAGGGATTATATCTTCTTATATAACAACTCATTACTTAGAAGAGTCAAAGCATTTAGGTGTATTTAAGCAATCAGCTAAAATGAACGTAAATAGGACTTTAAAAGACTTAATAAAGATAGAACTAGACTATTTTAACGAAACAGAGAATATAGATGACAAAGATTTGTCTGATAAGTTAGTTTCAAATAAATTAACGTTTATAGACGAGTTTTTAAAGTTTGACTTTGCAGATTTTACAAAACTACAAGAAGTTTTTGTAGCATTTACAAAAGATAGAAAACGATTAGTTAGTATAAGTGACAAGATTTTAATTGCAGATAAGGCTAAAAAGTAATGACTATTGGAGAAGCTTGTAGTATTTGTTTTAAAGAAGAAATAAAAGTATATCCCGTCAAGGTAGGTGCAACTTGGCGGATTGAAGTAAAAACAGGAAGCAATAAACCAATTCGTTACGAAAAGCCATTAAAAGAGGGTTTTGATACAAGTAATGCAATGTCTAAGACATATATTTTTCTAGCAAAAAAGATTATAAAGCAAAAAATTTAATATTATGTAGATTTTTTTTAGTATTTTTGAGCAAATCTGTAAACTAATAGCATTGAATATTATTCAGAAACTCAGAAAACTTACTTGGACACGTGATTCGTCTGGTAATAATTGGTATGTAGAGAACAATGGCAACGGCTTTGGTTCGGGAGAAAATATGACAAACTTGGAGATTTCTCAAAATCATCCAATATTAACTCCTGCATTATTGTTTATCTCTAAATTATTCAGTCAAGCTGAATTTAAGGTTGTAAATAAAGAAACAGGAAAAGAAGAAAAAAATCATTGGCTAATCAAACTTTTAAATAAGCCAAACCTATATCAAACAAAATCAGATTTCTTAGAAAGTTTGCAGTTTATTCAAATTGCTCAAGGAAAAGCTGTTGGTTATCTAAAAAGACCATTAGGATTTAATGATGCGGAAGATATTGACTCAATCTATATATTAGATAACGATTTAATAGACTGGCCAGATGAATACAACGATGCTAACTATCGCTCACGTATGTATTCTTCAAGGTTAGAATCTGTTGCTGATAGCGAAGAAATAATATATGATAAGAATGGAGAAAATTTAACTATTAAGATTAAGGACTTAATATTTTTCTATGACTTGCCTAATATGTTACAAAAAAACTTTTATCAAGTAAATTCAAGATTAGATGGTTTAAGACAAACCTTAATAAATACTAATGACTCTTTAATCGCTAAAAACATTATCCTAAAGACAAACGGAAAAGAGTTAATAAGCGGAGGTAACAACGAACACTTTCCTCTTGCGGGTGAAGATAAAGAAAAAGCTGAAAACTTGCTTCAAAACAACTACGGTTTAGGTTGGTTTAGAAAAAGAGGTATAGTAACAAAGGCAAGTATTACTTATAAGTCTTTACATATCGCATTAAGAGACTTAGGACTTGATGAGTCGGTAAAAGTAGATGGTAACTTAATATATACCGCTTTACATATACCTAAAGATATTATTTCTTTAGAGGCTAAAAAAACTACATACAATAACTTCAAGGAGTCTATGGTTTCGTATATTCAAAACGAAATGCAGGCTAATACAAACGCATTTACTGATGTTTTAAATCAGTTGATTGATGATACTGACTACAAGCTTGTAGGTACGTATGAGCATTTACCTATAATGCAATTCATTCTTATTGAAAGGTATGAGGGTATAAGTAAAAAGGCTAAAGCACTTAATGATTTACTAAGTACGGGGATACCTAAAGAGGTTGCCTTAGAAATGTGTGGATTTGACAAAGACCTTCAATTAGAGGACATTACGGTAATGGGTGGTACTACTCATATGATGCACGATGAAGAATCAGAAGAAGAAGAAGGATATATAGACGGAGAAGAAGATGAAGAAGAAAATATAGAAGAAAATGGAGAAGACTAAACTAACAAAGGAGCAGTTACTTAAAATAGTAGAGAAAAAAAACAAACAACTCAACGACAAAAAAGTAATAAATAAATCTGTTTGTAAATAAAGCTATGAAATTAGATATTCCAAATTACCAAACAAAAAAAGAGTTATTCGAGTTCTTAGTATTAAACAAAGAAACTCTTGTATCTCAAAAAAAGAGTGTTATTAAGTTAGCTGACGGTATTGGCGGAAGTTCTATTCATACCGAAGCAAAAAAGTTAGCAAACAAATCGCAAGACGGCTACGAGGAGCCTGTTACCGAAATAACGGTAAAAGCGGTTATAAATACTACTAACTTTTTAGATTCACACGGAGACGTTCATATTCCTGGTATTTGGAACAAGTCTTTAAAAGAGAACAATAGGATAATGCACGTTCAGGAACACCAATCAAGTTCTTTTGATAAAATTATATCAAGCGGTGAAGATTTAAAAGCTACCGCAGAAACAATGACTTGGAAAGAGTTAGGGTATAATGCTATTGGAACAACTCAAGCTTTAGTTTTTGAGTCAAAGGTAAAAGAGTCTCGTAATAAATATATGTTTGACCAATACAAACAAGGATTCGTAAACAATCATTCAGTAGGGATGAGGTACGTAAAAATGGAATTGGCTATAAACGATGAGGATTACGAAAAAGAAAAAAACTTTTATGACAAATATATTTCACAGGTAATAAACCAAAAAGATGCTGAAGATTTAGGGTATTTTTGGGTAGTTACCGAAGCAAAAGTAATTGAGGGTTCAGCCGTACCAATGGGAAGCAACCCAATTACTCCAACAACAAACATTGACAAAGAGCCGTCTTTCCTTGATTTACTTGGAAAAATAGACACTCAAGAGAAAGCCGCAGAAAGCACTTTCAGTATAATTGATGCGATTAATAAAAACAATTTTTTAATTTAAACAAACTTTAAGATGAACAAAGAAGAATTTGATGCACTTATGTTAAAGATAGAGTCTTCTATCGGTGCTAGTATGGACACAAAACTAAAGGATGCTTTTAGAGAAGTAAACCCTCAAGTTTTAAAAGCAATTTCTGATAACTCTGATGAGTTAAAGAAAACAGTAAAAAGTTTAGAAGCTAATAACGTATCATTAGTTGATGCACAAAAAAGCCAAGGTGCTGTTATTGAAGGTTTGACTGAAAAGTTAAATAAATCAAACGAGAACAAAGAAGTTTCTTTTAAAGCACAAGTAACTGAATTGCTAATCGCTAACAAAGAGAAGTTAGTAGCAATGAAAAACGGAGATTCTAAAACGAATATTCGTATGACAATGAAGGCAGTTGGAAATATGACGTTGGCTGGAAGCACAACAGGTCAATTACCACAAGCTGAAAGAGAAGCGGGAATTACTCGTATCGTAAGAAGAAATCCTTTTATCTTAGAATTAGTAAACGTTGGAACAATTAGCTCTAACTTATGGGAATGGGTACAACAAGCTAACGCTGAAGGCGCACCAGCAATGACTGCTGAAGGAGCAGCTAAAGCTCAAATTGATTTTGAATTAGTACTTGCAAGTGCAGCAGTTCGTAAAGTTACTGCTTACATTAAGGTATCTAAAGAAATGTTAGATGATATTCCTTTAATGGAGTCTGAAATCAACCAAGAACTTTCTGAAAGAATCAACTTAACTATTGATGCTCAATTGTTATCAGGAGACGGAACAGGACAAAATTTAACAGGTATTTTAGCTAACGCTACTGCTTTTGCTCCAGGTTCTTTTGCTACGGGTCAAGTTAATCAAGTTATAACTCCAATTAATGCTGATGTATTAAGAGTTGCTATTAACCAAATTTCAATTGCACTTTTTCAAGCAAATTATATTGTTATGAATCCTTCTGATGTTACAGCAATGGATTTAGCAAAAGGTTCTGACGGTCATTATATTTTACCTCCATTTTCTACAAACGCAAATACGGTTGTAAAAGGTATTCCAGTTATTGCTAACACAGGAGTTACTGAAGGAGATTATTTAGTAGGAGATTTCAGTAAAGCTGGTGTAAGATTCAGAGAAGGTTTAAGTTTTGACGTAGGTTATGAGAACGATGACTTTACTAAGAATTTTGTAACTATCTTAGCAGAAGCTAGATTAGTTCAAAGAGTTAAATCTAATCACTATCCTGCATTCGTAAAAGGAGATTTCGCAGTTGACAAAGCAGCTATCGCTAAAGCATAATGGGTCACTATAACGACACTACCGTTGAAATAAAATTTAACGGTAGAACTGTGAGAGTTTCACAGGGGGTCAAAGACTCTTTAGAGAAAGCTGGAAAACTTGATACAACTAAAAAGAAAAAAGTAAAAACTGATAAGTAATGGCTAATTTAATTAATTCATCGTATTTTCAAAAAGGGGATTTATATATCCCAAACAATACTGATATAAATGTTGGAGATGTTGGTATAACCAATCAAACTGACTTGGATTTCTATATTGTAGAATATGAACGTGAATTATTATTAAATGCATTAGGTATTGTTTTATACGAAGAATATTTAGTAGCACTACAAAACTTAAATAAAGTTCCCAAAAGATGGACTGACTTAATAGACGGTGTAACCTATACAAATCCCTCTAGCGTTGTAAAACGCTGGGAGGGTTTAAGGGGTGCTAATAAACAAAGCCTTGTAGCTTCTTTCGTATATACTAAATATCTTAGAAATTACAATGAAACATTTGCAACTACGGGAGTAGTTCGTAATGACTCTAAAAACGCTACTAATTACGATGCAACGCCAAAGTATATTAAAGCGTATAATAAGTTCTTACGACAATACCAAGCAGACAACTTACCTAATCCAATAACTTACGTTAATAGATTTGGTACCAATGGGCTAGACTGGTACGGCTCTGAAGATACAACGGTTTCATTATATCAATTTTTAACTGATTCTAATAACGAGAAAAGTATATTTCCTGACCAACTTAAGTTAATAGGAGGTAGCCCAACAAAGGTTGCATCCATTAATATATTAACAGTAGATGCTTTAGGTGAAGTATTAACTTATGAAATTGTAAACGCTGGAGCAGGTTATACTGCATTAGATGTTTTAACAATTCCTAGAGGAGATGTAAACGCTACTTTAACACTAGATGAAACTAAATTAACTGAAACAGCAACATTAGAAGCTGGAACAGGATATGAGGTTATTCCAGCTGTTTTCGCACCCGCTTTTCCTGATTTTACTTTTAAATTTTACGCAGAACAAAATTCATTTGGTATATGATTGTATCAGAACATACTATAAGGGACATTATAGCAACTATTCCAGCTATTCAAATTAACTCAGAAATACTTTCTAAACCAAAGTTTCACTGGGGAGACGAGGATGAGCTAAATAGATACGTTCAAGTTATGAAGGAAGACTCGTACCCGTTAATATGGTTACTACCCTCTCCTGATAATTATGAAGGTAGTTTAGGTCAAGACTTAACAAAAGAATGTTCTTTTATAATCGCAACAAGAGAAACGAGACAGTCGTTGTTTAATAATGAAAGATACAAAACTTCTTTCGACCTTGTTTTACAACCCTTGACCGAAAATCTTATACACGGACTTACCGTATCAAATGCAACAAGTAGGATTGGAGATAATTGGAAAATACTAAAACTCCCAAACTACTCTGCTGAAAGCGAGAAGAACGGTACTATTGATTTATGGGATGCAATTAGCCTTACTATTGATATAAGGTTTAATTCTAATTTAAAATGTTTAAACACAATAAGCTATGGCAGTAACTAAAAAAAAGAAGGTTGTTAAAAAACGAAAAATAGCAATCGCTATTGTTCAGTTTACTTTTAAGGGAGTTCTATATAAAATAGGAGATTCTTTTGAAGGTAAGCAAAACGAAGAAAATTCACTAATTAATAAAAATTTAATAAAATGGCAGTAATAAATACAATAGCTTCAAAATCCGCAGGTTGTGGGGGTGAGGCAATAAACACGGGTGACTTAGGATGTGATATATCCTTTGGTCTTGTTATTCACGCTTTAGGATTTGCTAAAGGAACTGTAATAGGAAAAAACACAGAATTAACTTTATCGGTTATTGAGGCTTTAGTTCAAAAAGGAGAGGTTATACCTATTATGGATGCTTTCTCTTCTGAACCAACAATGTCTGAAGATACTTTAGAAACTTCTCCATTAGGAGTTGAAGCTTTAACGCTTAAAGGTCTTCCTAAATATTCTTTGACAATGAAAAAAGGTCAACAATATTACAAGGAAATGGCTAAGTTAACAGGTTTTGGAAACATTAACTACGTTCTTGGAGACGTAAACGGAAATTGGAAATTTGCAGTAGACGGAAACGGAGACTTTACAGGTTTTACAGCGGGTCAAACTTTAGCAGCAATTACAACTCCTGCTACGGCAACTGAAACTGAAAAGAAAACTTTTACTTTTCAATTGACTGATAGAACTCAAATTGATTCTACTTACGCAGTTGTTGAAGCAGCTAACGCTTTTCCAATTTCTCAAGTAACGGGAGTAAACGGACTTGAACTTTCTTTTGCTGATGCAAACGGAGCAGTTGTTCCAGCTTCAGGAGATGTTACTTTAAAAGTTAAAGCGGTTTTATCTTCTGATAGAATTACTGATATTGAAGGACTTGTTTTAGCAGACTTTAATACCTCTGCAGGTACAATATCGGCTATTGTTGATAACGGAAATGGTTTCTATACTTTATCTGTAACAGCTTTAAGTTCTGGAGTACTTACGGTAAAAACTAAGGATTCTACATTAGGAACTGACGTTATAGCTAACTCGAATGTATTGTTCAAGTCTAACTTGTTGAGTGCTACGGTAGCTTAGTAAATATTTTACTAATAATTAAAAACCCTTTCTCAATGCGAGGAAGGGTTTTTTTAATATAAAAAAATAAATATGAATGTTGTTCAGTACAAAAGAAGACTACAAAGTTTTAATGTTGAAACAAATATTGAAAAAGCAGTTAAGGAAAGTTCTGAAGAAATAACTAATTTAAATAAAATAAGTTTAAACAAGGGTCTTAATTATGAAGACAAAGAAGTAGGTAGATACAAGTTTGCTACTGCAGCTTGGGCTAAAAAACTAAAACCAAATAAACCTAAAGTATTTAATAGTTTATATAACTTTGACTGGACAGGTGCTTTTATTAACGGAATTTTCATAACTTACCAAGATTCTAAGATAAAATTTAGTAGTCGGGGAATGGGTAACGCTAAAAAGACAGGATTTATTACAAGAAACAAATTATTGGGATTATCTGATGTTCAAGGAAAGATTATCAATGAAGTTATTTTAACCCCAATATTAAGAAAATTATTTAAAAGTCATATAAGTAAGTAATGAGTAAAAATAAGATATATTTAAATTTTGAGGATTTACCTGTATATAATTTCTACAAAATAGTTGAGACATCTGATATGAGATGGTTTTACGAAAAATTTAGAAGCGATAAAGATTTTACACTATCTGATGATGAGTTATTAGAACTAGCTATTAGGTATAAAGATATTTACGATGAGAGAATTAAATACACTAATGATACAAAATCTTCAGAGTATTATAGGAAATTAAATGAAATGAGTGACCTTGAAACTAAGTTATTTAGAATAACCTCTGCATTCGATATTTTAATTGATATAAAGGTTGATAGTGATTTATTTTCCGAATATGTAATATATTTTAATGAAGACGAAGGTTTTGTTTACTCAAAAGAAGTTAAAGATAAAGAAACAGCTTTAGAGTATATTGAATGGTTACGTAGAAAAATAAAGGGATTTAGAACAAAAGTTAAAGTTACAAAATCTAATTACGCAGATATTTTAAAACCTGCTGATATTAATTCTAAAAACGCTAATTTTGACATAGTAAAAGAAAAGATACTTTTACAGGAATCTTTGGTTCTTTCGATAGATATTTATACTTGCCCGTTAATTGAATGGTGCGCTATGATTATAAGGTCAGAAGAAAAATCTATTCAAGCTAAAAAAGATTTAGATAAAATAAAAAATAAAAGATAAAATATTATGGCGGGTCAAGTTGATATTATAATTTCAAAACAAGCAATGGCGGAGATAGAAACCGCTACTGCTAAATTAGAGGCTTTAAGGTTAAAGGTATTGGAAGTCAATAAGGCTGGTGCAAAAACGACAGGTGTATCTAACAATGACAATATTGTTCAAGAAATACAAAAAACAAACCAATTAATATCAGCTCAAAAGAATTTAATATCAACTAAGAAAAAATCAGCAAAAGCAATCGTAGGTACCGCACGAGCCTTATCAGAAGAAATAAATCAATTAAAAAAAGAGCAAAATACTTTAACTACATCAAATAAATCTTGGCTTCAGTATGAAATGAGAATTATGAAAGTTCAAGTTAAGCTTAGACAATTAACGGCAACTCAAAATAAAGTATCTATTGCTACAAGAAAGTCAGGAAGGGCTGCTAAATCAGCTTCAGCTTCTTTTGGAGGTTTAAGTTCTCTTTTTAGAGGTTTTGGTATTTTATCTTTAGTTAATTATTTTAAGGAATTAGCTCTTTCAGTTTTTGATTTAACAAAACAGTTTGATTCATTAAAATTTGCAATGGATAAAACTTCAGCAACAGTACAGGAAGCTTCTTTAAATAGTAGGTTTTTATTAAACCTATCAAGAGACTTGGGGCTTGAATTAATCACAACTTCAACAAGGTTTATAAAATTTGCAGCTGCAGCTCGTAATTCGGGAGTTGCATTAAAAGATACTCAAAAGATTTTTGGTACAATGGCAAAAGCGGGAGCTGTTCTTGGTTTGCGTACAGATGAATTAGGTGGTGTATTTTTAGCCTTAGAGCAAATGCTTTCTAAAGGTAAAGTAACTACGGAAGAATTAAGAAGACAATTAGGTGAAAGATTACCAGGTGCGTTTGGAATAATGGCAGCTAGTTTAGGAGTTACTCTTCCTAAGTTAGATGAAATGCTTAAAAAAGGTGAATTACTTTCAGCCGATGTTTTACCAGGGTTTGCTGAAGCTGTTGAGATTGCTTTTGGATTAGATACGGTTAACAAAGTAAATACTGTGGTAGCAGCTCAAAATAGACTTACTACTGCTTGGCAAAATTTTATAAAAAATCTAACTTCTGAAGGGAGTTTTGTAAATAATCTATACAAAGGACTTGCACACAAACTAAAAGGGTACGTAGACCAAGCAAACGCAATAATAAACAAGTCTGAAGTAGATAAATTTCAGACAACTCAAAAAGCTTATAATATAGAAATAAATGCAATAAACGCACAATCAAAAAAGAAATTAGAAGCTTCAAGGGAAGAAGGTAACAAACTTGCAGATTTGCAAAAAAACAAAGACAAAGCACTTGCTTTTGCAACTGGAAAAATAAATAACGATGAAGCAGATAAACAAATGGCAAAAGCTCTTTCAGCTATTTTAGATTATAATAAAGAAATAAAAGCACTTAATCAAAAGGAAGCTGAAGATAGATTTAAAACATCCTATAAACTTGCGTTTGACCAACAAACACTTCTAAATGAGTTAAAACTTAAATTAGAGACACAAAGTGAAAAAAACAAAACCGAACTAATAGAAAAAGGTTATTGGAACAAAGATAGAAAATATGTAAATTTAGATAGTATTGAAAAAGAAATTGAAGAAGCTGAAAAACTTTTACAAAAGCTACAAGGAACTGTGGATGCTGATAGGTTGCTTGGTCAAAAAACAAAAAAACCCGAGGTAGTTAAGGAAGGTACTGGAGGAGCAGGTATGAAAGGTCTTAATGATATTGCTGATTTTGAAAGAAAAAAACAAGCAGAAATACTTGCTACTTATATAAAAACTAATGAGTTAAAGATTAAAAGTGCTGAAGCAGGAGATTTA